TTGAACGATACCTCTTCCTTTTTACAGGACACTGCTCTACCTGGTCTTCCTTAGACCAGATAAGCGCAGCAGAAGCCTCTCCCACAAGGTGCGAACACCAAGTATCTTCGGGTAGAGGTCGCTGAGCCAAGGCGGCTAAGTACCATGGTACGTACCATGCATCTCGCCTACCTGGGTCGTTCGTTAAACATCTGAACGACGCACCACCGTGTTTGTCAAAACGGGGTGCCAAAGCCTCACTAGGGATCTCCTTGTGACGTGACCAGCGAATGCCGGTCGCGTCGGAGAAATGTAGTGGCACGAGGAGGACCTTACCAAGGTCCAACTCATTGTGAAATGCCACCAACCAGTCCCATATTGCCGAGGGTTCCGCGTGCACGCTTTCCAAGCATGCTGCTACTTGGTTGTAGCAAACGTAAGCCCAAGACTTTAGTGAGTTCTTATGATGAGGATCGTCCGGCCGCTCAATCCTGAACGGCCGACATGCCAAACCGCGGTATGCATCCATCCCGCAGCTCTCCCGGAACCCTCCGTCAAAGTAGCTTTTGTCAACGTTGATTTTCCAGCCTAATCCAATGGCTAGACGTTCGACACTACTCTTAAGCACGGCTGGGACAATACAATCGTCCCCAAAGACGGAGATGCCGATTTCTCGGACACCCTCCGTACGAGCGCAACCGCGCAGGAGAGAATAGAAGATAAGAGTCTGAAGCGGGAATGTAAACCCGTTCCCCATAGTCCCGATCATTGGAAGCGGATACGTATCCTCCCCAAAGATCGATTCGTCTACCCGCATCATGGATAGCCACGCGTACCAGTCACCGGGCAGTAAGCGTTCACATATGGCAAGCCATATGCGATCGCTGGCCTCGGACCAGTCGATTGTGGCATCTCCGATTTCCGGGTAGAGACTCGCTAGCAACGCCAGACGCCTATGGCAATCTGGCTGTGACGTTAAGTCAATGTTAGCGAAGTCACGGAGCAGTCGTTGGATTAGTCGACCAGTACCCAACTGAAAAAACAAGTTGAGCGTTGGTTGAACCGACATCGTCCGAAGACTGTCAAACTTCTTAGGCACAAAGGAGAGTTTATCACCTCCCACTATAGTGTAGCCACGACCCACCTTTTCAGGTGAGGGCAGCAACCTCCCGAGTTCTGTCTTGAGATTGGAATCCCAAGGCAAATAATGCTCGAAGAAGGTTTCTACAGCGGCATCCGTCCCGACGAAATCCATAGTCTTGATGTCTAGGTAGGCATCATTCTTACGGACGCTCGTCGTCGCGTTGGGTCCATGACCGCATTCAGCAAACACCTCGGTGTGATCTAACTCACCGAGAACCCTTCCACAAATCAACGCAGCCTCGGAAAGAACCGAGTTCAGCCACGGGTCATCAATGGAGGATAACTCCGAATTGAAGATCCAGCCTCGCAAGATATTGGCCTCGAATTTCTCTTTGGCCTTGTCCTGCAAACTGGAGGAGTCTCCAACCTCTTCCGCATAAAAATAGCGGTCGAAGAAGTGTGTCGGCAAATGCGCCCTTGCAAAGTCGGCTGGGTCGGTGAAGCTGAAATCCTTACTCAGTGGATCCCACCTATGCACAATCGACCGGACATTCCGACCTTGAGCCCGAAAGGGCCGACCAAGGTCACTAGTGTACGCACTGAATAGTGCGTTTACAACATCATCGATCTTTTTGGAGGAGATCAACGGGCGCTTTGTCTTGCGTGACTTGGAGCGGTGTGTGGGTGTCATAACGATACCTATGTATGGCTTTAGTTACCAGGCACTGCGGGTATGAAACCGCAACACCTGGCCGGTGGCATGTGTCGACAATGAGTCGACAAGCGCCATCCAGGAACAGACACATGGCGAGCGAAACGCTCACAATGTCTAGTCCAGGATGCTCGACTTCCAAAAGGACTGGAAGTCGTCGTCCAGCATCAGAGCGGCGCCGTCAGTGACGGCGACGCCCTTCTGGGTGGACGTGTACTCGGCATGGAAGGCCGTCTCGATCTTGACGGTCTGCGTATAGGTCTTACCATCGGCTGCCACAAAGGGAATCCGATATACGACCGAGTTACGCCCGAGTCGCGCATAGTCGCCAACCTTGGCGGGTGCAGCAGGCAGCGTCGAACGAGCCGTGAGGCTACGCCGAAGCAGCAAGTTGTCATCCGCAGTAACAACGAGGTTGACGCCATCCGATACGACACGCCCGTCAGGGACGAACGTGACGTCGGTACCACCAGTGGGGGCCCACGTGGCTCCAGTCTTGAAAACAGCGTTTTTAAGGCTCATTTCCTATCTCCGTTTAGGACGGGCACCTGTGTTCTTGCCAAAGGTTTGATAACCCAAAGCAATTGCATCCAGGACCCTTCTGTATGACGTGAATGGGTTCACATCGATTGGTGGGAGGGAGGACCGTGAAGGATTCACAGTCCGTACTTTGTCGCGTTGAACGACCACGTATTGGTGGTTTGACGCCGATCCGGTCATACGTACGAGGTACGTACCAGTCCCTTTGGACTGAGATCGCGCGAAGATGTTCATATCGCGTGTGATGACCTTTTCTGATTCGAGCACAGACCAAGCAGTGAGGACTTTAAAGTCCAGCTGCGGGGCCCAAGCCTGAATCCAGTCACCAACCTTAATAAACCAGTCGACAACAAAGGAGTAAGGAATAAGCTCCCATGCCGCTGACGGTACATCAAGGATTGATAGGCCCAAAGCGTGAGCCCGAGTGAGTGTTATCTCAGCTATTACTCCTGCGCGGATGCGCTCTTGGAGGTCTATAGTTGTGGTCGCATCTCCGAATGGGATAGGAGTCGTCCCAGCCCACCAGAGAGGGTTAGTGAAGTGATGGTGCACGGCAGATGCCGAGTTACTATCACTATGCGACCCCCGGCCGGTGAAACGGAGGTTCTTGCCTGTCTTGGCTGTAGCGGCTTCCGCCGTATCTGCTATAGACATAAGCAAGGGGTTCCATCCGTATCGCCATTGGAGCCAGTAGCTTGACGCTCCTGACACCACCCCGCCGACCCGCCGATTGATGCCACCTAAGGTCTTCATGTCACGCGAATAGCGTGCATAGGCCCGTTTGGCACCATCGCCCTTGAGCCACATCAGAGATCGGGTCCTCATACGACGAGCGTCGTTGAGGATCATCCCGAACATCTGCATGGTTTTATGGGCTTCGGCAAGATCGACGAGAGCCATTGCGATACTCCCTGACACGTCAGCGTATGCAGCGTTTACTGCAATGTCCTGAGATACACCAGTTTTGCAACTGGGTACTCCGAACATAACCGGCTCTTGGAGCGGGTAACACACGTTTTCGAAGGTAAACGTATCCATCAACTGCCCGTTAGGGTAGCGAGTGTAATACGTGTCGACGAAACCAGACGTGGTAAGGAAGTGGGAGATTGACGTGGAACGCATTGGGTTGTTTATTATAAGACCCTTAGCCACCTTCTCTTTGTAGCAAGGTGTAACCACGTCAGTCATCTCCTCGAACGACTCCAACTCAGGTGAGTAGGGGCCATAAGAGGTGACCGGTGTCCTCCCGTCCCAAAAAGTTTGCGTAGACTTCCTCCTAAACGGAGGGAACACTTCATCGGATTGTTTCCGATATCTAGTGAACGCAGGTTTGCAAGTCATTGCAGACTCCCCGGGATATCTATCCCAATTTGTTAGAAAGGAATAGCCACCATCAAGGTGGTCACATGGACATCGCTACGAGGACCCCAACAAGGGTCCTC